TTCCGCGGCGCGGTTCATCTCTTAAGAGGTACCTTCGCCACCGGGGCTTAAGCCCTACGGTTCGCACGCCAGGTCGTGCTGGCACACCCGCTTAAGCGGCAATCTCTCGTTCTATTTTGTTGGTTCGAGGGAGGACTGGCCCACTTGGGCCAGCCACACACGAAGCTGACGAGCTGACAGATCCTTTAAGGACCTGCCAGGCTCGATAACCTCTCCGAGGGCAAATATGCCATCGTCGGGGTGACAGAGCAAACGCTCTGCTGCGAGTACCCTAGCTTGAGCGTACGTTCCTTTGAACATTCGCTCCTCACGCAAGGGGACCCGAAAATCCTTCATCACGCTCTGAAGAGCGCGCTGAAAGGATCCATACTTCCCATCCCCCTCAAGGGGGAGGGTAGTAACACCGGCCAGGTGAGCGCTTATGCGCGTCATCCTGGACAGGACTTCCTCCTCTACGTCATCAGGATCGACGTAGGTGTAGGACGAGGATACCTCGAACACACGTTCGAAGGTCTCCATCTCGTCAGCAATCAGGGAGCTTAAGCCCCCTTTCTGCTGGCGCATGTGGATGTACCGCAATTTTCGCAGGACATCCTCATTACGGCCATCATGGAAAGATCCAATGATAGCCGATACCCAATCCGGGGGGCTTTTGCCTTCCGGTGGGATAGCGCTTATCCCCCCCCAAAAGGGCGGGAGAGGAGCGAGAGCCTTCCTATAGATAGGAAGGAAAGGCTCAACGGCCAGCTTATAAGCTAGCCGAATGAGACTGTATGGTAAATAGCCGACGTAGGACCATAAGGCCTCACCGATCGCAATTTGCCACGGATACTTACCCGGACTTCTGTCTGGGGAAAGCATCTTCAGAGGTATCACAGGCACAAGCCTGCAATCGCCTCTCACCGTCCTTAGGAACATACGTTCGCAAAAGACGGCATACCTGACCGACTCAAAAGACTTAGTCAGGTTTATAGGCATACCAGTCAAACGACTGATATTAGCCTTATAGAGGTTGATCTCCTCACGGGTCCATAGACCCACGAGATCGTCCCCTTTGACGTAAAAGGTATCCATAGGGATCCCCAAACGCCAACAGGCCCATACATGGACCAGTGAGAGAGTCACCCAAGAGAGGGGTATACCCATAAGGGTACCCCGCCTCAGTGGCTCTCCATCGATTGTGCCTCCACCCACAAGGGTAAAGTCAAAATCGCAAGCCGAGGCGACGGCGCTTAAGCACCATCGACTCAGGTTGTCTGTAGCTGCCGATAAATCAGCAGAAAACAGAATGAGCTTCATCCCCGTCCTACGACGGAAAGGGAGCTTTAACGGCTCACCGCCTTTTAAAGTAAGGCGGCATGGCCGCAAACCGCGCAACTTTCGTTCGAAAGGACCGCGGTAGGCCTCGGACTTTGATACCCTTATGGGATCAGAGCAAGAGACAACACGCACTTTGTAACCGCGCTCAAGCACGGTAACAGAACGCGATTCAAGCGAGTGCGGCTCTTTAAAAAGAGCCTCAGCAACTCGCTTGTTAGCAGCAGTGACGCCAGTCACCAAGCCGGTCCTTTGACCGACTGGAGCAAGGCCTTCACGCTGAGCATAGTAAGACCGAAGGGTGGCAGATTTGCCACCCTTACTCCTTGGAACCTCATAAGAGGCCGAGGAGCTGGTCGTACTAACAACAGGTTCAGGGGTAATTTTACCTATGAACTTGCCAGCAAAGTACATCAAGCTTGCGAAATCCGCAAACCCTAAAGGGTGAGACCCGTTTCCGAGTCTCGCATGCTGTTCTTTGACGGCCTCACCGGCCCCTTTAGGGGCTGGGAGGGCACGCGCGATAAAGGACGCTTGAGCGACACCATATCGTGAAGGGCGGACCAGTCCAAGAGGCACCAATTGCCAAAAGGCAAGAGGAACCTCGACTGCTCCATCCACCATAGAAGCAGCCCTACATATGTGGGCACGCTTCTTAATACGAGAACACTCCTTCTCAGGGTCATTAAAGACCCTACGGAGAATTCTCGCATAAAAGGCTAACAAGCGAGTCAAATGACCGCGATGAGCCTTCTTCCGGATGTCAAAATTTGTTCTGACACCGGGCTGCGTAGCGTACACTGATAACAGTGTACGCCACAAGGTGGCCATATCCCCCTTAAGGAGGATGTGACCCAGACCCCTTAAGGGGTCCAAGAGATTGGACGGGGCGCCGTCGCAAGAAACGACGCCCTGACAACTAATTTTAATCTTG